CGGTCGTGCGGTTTGTATCACATTATCATGTGTTGCATATGCCTGCATAACCATAGTAGGAAAAGCAATCGGCAGATTAATATCCACAGTGCCGCCTGACCTCAGAAGTGTCAGCGTTCCCCATTGCATAATAAACGTCTTACGTGTACCGCCAATCATCATCGGAAATATGGCATATCCGGTTTCGCCCATACTACCTGTCGCAACACCTGCAACACTGATATCTCCTAAGCCAAGGTATGAGAGAAGCCCGGCGACATTCTTTCCGCTAAGGTTTGTCAGCGTGCTGTCCAACGGCTGCTTTCCGGCAAGCGCATTGGTCATTGTCGTGGCAAAATTAGGATCATTACCCAGCGCAGCAGCCAGTTCATTCAGCGTATCGAGCGCTGCCGGCGATGACGCAACAAGTGCAGCGATAGCTGATTTAACAAAAGCTGTCGTCGCAATTTGCGTGTTGTTCGTCGATTGTGCCGCCGTAGGCGCTGTCGGTGTGCCGGTCAGACCAGGGCTGGCTAGCGGAGCTTTGAGCGCCAGTGCGGTATTCAGTGCGGTATTCAGTGCGGTCGCTATTGCTTGCACAAAAGCCGTGGTAGCGATCTGCGTAGTATTATCACCTGCTGCGGGCGTTGGGGCCTTTGGTATGCCCGTGAGTGTAGGGCTGTTTTTCGGCGCATACTGTGGATGAGGGTCCAGTTTAGCTTCATGCGCAGCGATAGCTCTGTCAACGGTTTCGCGTGTAGCAAGAACAGTAGTCGGATCAACTTTCAACACTAATGCCGCTGTGTTCGTCACAACGATATCAGCCTGGATGACCAGTTCTCCCCCACTTCCCTCATCTTCAGTAGCCTTGTATGTTTCAGCCAGACTGCCAACGGCGAACAATATTCCGGTATCCGTATAAATACCAAAACCACGGCAATAAAAACCGCCACGTTGCGATGGTATTACCAACTCGGCAATAACCATCTCGTCGTTATCATCGTCTTTTTCCAGCGAGTTTAATTCAGCGCGATAAACTTCTGACGGTAATGACTCAAGTTTTTCATCTGGCAAAAAATTAACGGTATCATCAATTGCCATTTCGCTAAGATTAATATCCTGATTTAATAACAACGCATTTGCATAAAGGGCGCGCCCTTTAGTCGTTAATATTCCGTAATACTGCCTAGCCATATTATTCCACTCTTACTTTCAGGTATCTTATTTGGCGATTAGCGACGCCTGCTAAAGGACTAACAGATACGCTTAATGCCCCAGGTGAGTAATAAGGGACTCGGATTACCTGGCCGGTTCTTGTTGCTATACCAACACGGCCAGAAATAGATGCCTTACGGACCATCGTCAGAGAAACACTGTCCCGCTCCGCTTTATATGTGGATATGCGATCACCGACTCGTTTACTGGTTTTACCATCAAGCGGCTGATCACTAAGGCTGGCAACCACGCTGATTGAATACGGGCCACTTCTGGTGACACGGGCATCAAAACCCAGCGCTATCAGAGCCTGAGCTATACCATTCCGGGTACACGATCGGGACTGAATAATCAGGCCATTTGCTACCGTATTCCTGATCGCATTCTCGGTATCCGTTGCCGCCCAATCCTGAACACCACGCTCTATCGCCAGCGACGGCAAAAACTGCTTAGGAGCCTGCATTGGAAACAGAAGGGTTCGAAACGGAGCCTCTGCTTCGATTGTGGCCATCGCATTATCCAGTATTTTCTCCAGAGCTGTTTGCAGGCCAGAACGGTTATCAGGCTGAAGGGAACGATCGTCAGTCATACTGAATCTCCAGCTCCACGCCTGTACAGTACGGCGCTTGTCTGTAACTGGCTTCCACCGATTCTGTAGGCTCCAGCAAATCGACTTTTACGACGCTTTGCGCTGACTGCAGCAGGTAATACAGGATGGAGATATCAATGCTTCCCTCAAGGCGCTGCGCGTTGCGGGTGTAGGTTTCTACTGTGGTCTTTATCGCATCAAGGTCAATCTGGCCATCCGGGGTGTTTTTTCCATGCAGAACTGCTTTTACCTTGTACTCCAGTGGTTCCGCTGGGTAGGTCGTGATTTCATCACTTTCCAGCGCGACGTCATCCCTGTTCAGGTATTTCTCTGCTGTGGAGAGCAGCTCCTCGCTGGGAACTCCGTTTTCCGCTTCCCGCGATAATATCCATACACCGACCCGGCCTGTCTCCGGGGCTTCCATTCTTGGGCTGGCATCACGAACTCTCGCTGTCGGCGACGCTTCAGGGAACTTATACGTTACTGTGACCGTGCCGGCAGATGGTGACTCGATCGTCACTGTCGGCTTTTCTCCGAGCGTCATTGCATGGAACCGATACGCCGTGCGGCTCCCCGTTGTTGCAAACCCGTAGGGTGCCAGAAGTGCGCGGAAGCGCAGATCATCGTCACTTTCCATCACGTCTTCGATGGGAGGAAATGCGTTAGGATCGCCTTTCGTAATAACTTGCCGGGTAACACCCATTTCTGCCGCGCGAGCATCCAGATTGCTGTCTTTGGCCCATAAAACCAGTAATTGTTGCAGCTGCCAGTTAGCCCGCCTCTCGCGATTGGTAATGACCTGCGACATAGCCTGCAGCAACACAACCAGCATTTCAGCGTTATTTTCCAGCGTCTCGGTAATCGCTTCGACGTCTGCAGGGCGAAGTTTCTCAACCTCTGCAAGCAGCGCCTCTTTCAATTCAGGCAAGCGGGCCGTTGCGCCGGTGACGGTCAGCGCATCAGGAACCGGCAGGCGATCAGTTAATGGGTTAAACATTTAGCGGCACACTCACTGTTGTCGTTTTCCCGTTAAACTTGCCCGTAAACTGCATTAAACAGCCCGTTTCCGTGGGCTGGATTGTTATTTTGCTGCAGTCGAAGTCCAGCATGCCGTTGACCGGCTCTTTCAGAGCCGAGAACGCCGCTGATTTCATTAAAAGGGCTGTAGTGGGATTTAAATTTGCGGAGAAATATTTGGGGACATCAGATCCGAAGTCTCTAACACGGTTTCGGGCACCCTTCGGAGTAGTCATGACTTGGGCCAGTCGGGATATCAGTTGCTCTGTATCGTCAATGGCCCGGCCCGTTCGTCGGTCCATTCCGAGCATTTAACCCCCTTGTTTCTGGTTCGGTGCTTTCGTCTGACCACCGCTATCGCCAGGGTGGTTATGGCCATCAAAGATTTCACGATCTGCAGCCATCGTTCTGACTTTATCGGCCATCTCACCGTCTTTGTTTTTAACAAATGGAGTCTTGACATAAGTCACACCGCCTGCGGCGTGGATTTCCATTGCGCCAGTGGTGAGATCGACTTTTGTATAGGCATTATCACCATATTTAGTCATGGTGATATTGGGGTCATTAGTGGGGTACGGAAATGCCCCTGACTCCACCCCGCAGAGTGCGATACTCGATCCAAAGTCATCACCTGCGCCAAAATTCAGCACTATGGCAATTTCTCCTGGGGAAGGGCATCGATAGTCAGTAACGTTTCCCGCTGCCGGCACAAAAAACTGAATCGGAGGCGTTTTATTTTCACCGATAGCAACGACAATCCGCCGTCCCTCCACAACCGACTCCACTACACCTTTGGCGATAAGGTTATTCCCCTGCCGCCTGTTTTCTTCAGCAGCATCATGAAGTTCTGCAAGGGCCTCATGAATCGGAGCCAGGTGCATTCTCAGCAACCCTTCAAACATCAGCCCTCCTCGCCCCGGTCAGGGGGAAATGGATGGTATTCACCAGGCTTATCAGGGTGTTTCGGGTTTACCGCCAGCCGGATGCCGGCGCGTTCTTCATCGGCATCAAAATAATCCGCGCCGAGATAAATATTCTGCTGCCATTGAACACCTCGTGCTTCAACACCATCCCAGCCAAACAAAAAGGAGGTATCACCATTAACCTGAATATCGGGCTGGCCACAGCATTCCGGCGAAATACCCCAATTATTCAGGTCAACTATTCTCTCCACTTCATACGCCAGGTCTGTCGCGACCAACACTGCTCTGGGAAGAGATGACGGGACGACACAATGAGCCGTAATCATCTGAGTGTGGCAGTAACGCCCACTGGGGCTACGCCGACCAGGATGAGCATCTTCAAGCTGAATCAGCACCGTAGGCCCTTTAATTTCAGGTCTGTCTATATCGTCGTAGCCGGCAACCGGAATGCTATCAACCAGTTTCGCCCGTAAACCGGCTTCGAGCTGGTCATAAAACTGGCTGGCCGTTGCAATCATGATCCCCATTACCACCCTCCGATAGAATTAGCAGCCGATGACATTTGCCGGTCACTCCAGCCACTTTTCCACTCCTTCGATTTAACGCGGCCACGAAGATCAGTTTCAAAGTGCCGAAGGAAAATTTCAGGCATCGCAACAAACAGCTCATCCTCCAGTGCGACAATCATTTCATCGCTGATCGGCAATGTGAGACGATTAACTGGATTCCTGGCTGCGCCCTCGCGTTGCATAACCTTTTTTTTACCGTGGATTATCGCGACGAACGCCCGTTCATAGTACGTTCCACGAATCATCAATCCTCCGGGAGCACGTTTCGCACCGCCCCGGAACATCAACGGGTCCAGATTGTTTAAGCCGAACCAGAACTTCATTTCATCGGCCGTACTGCTTGGCTTCATATACGCCTGAATACGGCCTTTAAGCCGCTTCTGCAGCCCTGCTTTTAATTTGAGGCGGTCGCGCATCATACGCGCCGCCAGCTGTTTGACCGTCGCCTCTGTACGCCGTAACGCGCGATGGTAGGCCAGTTTGATAACCCTGGCATCGAGATCAGAAAATAACGCCAGCACATTGTCGATTTGTTCATCGTCAATGTGCATATAGACCATGCTATTGCTCATTTCGTGAACCTCACACCATTACCTGTCGGCAACTCACCGCCAGTAGGCATTGCCAGCACCATCGTTGTTGTTGTCGCATCAGGGTACAGAACCTGGGCGATGGTCTTTACGCCGAACTTTGTCGAGACTGTTGCACCATGAATCAAATCACGATCCAGACGCGCCCCTAAAACTGTCAGGAGACCGTTTTCATACGCTGCATCAATATTGCGGGGGTTCGTACCGCTGTTGTTCCCCGTCGCCGGCTGCAGCTGCGTGTCATATATCGCCCTGATATCCAGCGTTGAGCCGTTTTTCAGTTGTAACTGATACGACCCCGACATTCTCTCCATTATTACCTGGTCAGCATGCTGCATAGCGCCATCGAAAAGGCTGTCGAAGTCGCTCATGGTTACACCTTTTTGACCAGTTTGCGTTTCTGTAGCTGGTCAAAGACTTCTTTTGGCAAACGAGCTGATTGACCTTTTACCACCACGGCGATCTCGTCATCGTCGTCAGAAACCGCATTAACATGCAGAGTGGCTAAAGCTGTGAATCGGACCAGAGAGGGCGTACCACTTTTATTGCTGGATGGAGCCACTTCTGCCGGTTTTACGACCGTTTCTGCACCAAAGCCAGCCAGACTTGCACCAGTATCACCGGCATTATTACCATCTTCAGTGTGATCCGAACCATGATCGCCATCTTCTGCATCAAGGGCATCCAGCTCAGCCTGCCACTCAACGATTTTGCCTTTCAGCTCAGCGTTCGTGCCTGTCGGAACATCGCGCCCCAGCTTCTCACCCAGCTCGGCCAGTTTTTTCAGTAAATCATCTTTCTCAGCCATAAAAACCTCAGAAGTAATAACCGGGACTAATGTCCCGGTTAATGGTTAAAGTACGCAGGGTTATCCCCTAATTAGCCCAACTGGACAGAAACAAACTCGTTAGGGTCAGGCAGAAGCATCAACGGAGCAGACTGAACCATCGTGAACTCCGTTGCCGGGTCACCGACTTCAATCCAGTTACGCGGGAAACGACTACCACGATCGATGCCAGCAGCCTGGGCCACTGCATCACGAATGGCACCGTAGGTGCGGATACCACGGGCGCTGCTGTTACCCAATACCATCGTGAACTCAGGAAGCGCTTTCTGCTTCACGCCGTCAACCTGCATCTGGCCGTTATAAACCACGATAGCTACATCGCCGAAGTAACCCTTATAGCTAACGATTTTGCCCAGGTCTTTACAGGCTGTTTCAAGCTCAGAGTTGGAACCACGGCGGCTATCAAGTTTGGCTTTTACCGCATCAAAGGATCGGAACAATGCCCAGCCCTTCTGATCGAACACAATCAGGTCAACTACCCCGGATGCGTTTTCCGCATAACGTTCAATGTCGTCGGTTGGGTCAAACGTTTTTTTATCCTGCTGGCTCCACGCTGCTGCGCCTGCCTGGATGATGTTATTCTCCGGGTTGCGGAGCATATCGACTTCAACCGGCGCAAACTGGTCACCTTTCATGATGTACTTACCGTACAGAACGGCATCAATACACTGCTTCTCTTCCACCTGCTGGATGGCCAGTTCTTCATCCTGAAGGTTCTGCAGGATAAGACGCTTACGGCGATAAGACGGGTCCTTCAGCGCACGAGGATCTTCATCCGGCAACGCTCGCGGAGTCATATCAATATTCACTTCATGCTTCGGCTTGACGTAACCCGGCTGGAACTGTTTCATCAGACCGCCACGCGTGCGCAGCACTTTGCTACCTACGGTCGGAGAGACATAAACAGCCATGTCCACATCACCAGGGATTTCAGCCAGATCCACCTTCTGGGTTGGAAACAAAAACGTTTCACGGAAGAACAGGCTCATAAATACCTGTTTAAACTTCATTCTTTTCCGTAAAACGTCGATTAATTGCGTGGTGGTATAAGTTTCACCTGCCATGATTCTTCCTTTAAAAAAGGCCGCATATGCGGCCCGTTATCGTTACTGAACGCTCAGTGCCGAACCGGCAAAAGCGTTGTATTTCTTGATATCCGAAACACCGTCAGGCCACTGGATATCCTCAATGCGCCAGGTGCCGCTTTTGTACACGGTCACCAGTGTTTCGGTGCCATCTGCATCAAGCGCCAGCAATGCAACGGCAGTACCGGCTTTTTGGCCGTCCCACGCAACTACCGTACCCGCACTATCTTCAGCGGCATCAAGCATCACTGGAGTCAGTTTTGACGTCGGGGCTGTCAGGCCACTGGCCATCACAGCGGTGTAACGCGGGTCGCTATTAGCGCCCGGTTGAATATGTTCAAAAGTATCCTTAATCATCTCCCCTCCTTAGCAGGGAATATCCAGCAGATCGTTATCGTTCTGTTTATTGTCCAGACCTGCGCTCAGCGTATCCGGGGCGCTGTCCATCAACGTGTCGAGCGCGGTTTCAGAACGGGCCTGTGCGCTCTTGGGAGCTGCTGCGAGGATGCGCTTCGCATCATCCACGCCCAGCCCCTCTGTTGCGGCCAGCTCTTTAGCCAGTTCGCCGCGCCCGATAGCTTCTTCGCAGTTCATAATGCCCATCATGCGCTGGCTCTCGGCTTTCACTGCCGCCTTTAGTTGCTCGGCGGTCAGGGTTGCGCCGGTGTCCGGCTGATTGACATTGAGACCTTCACCACTCGGTTGGTTTACAAGGGTGGTGGTAGTGGTTGTTTTCGACATTGAGCCTCCGCTGTTGCGTGTCGTTGTTTTACTGCCGATCGCTTCACGCATGTGTGCAATGGCATCAGTATTCAGGACCAGCTCATCAGCCAGCCCCACTTCCAGCGCATCTGCGCCGGAATAGACCGCCGCCTCCGTCGCCAGCACTTCTTCAACGCTTAACCCGGTGTATTGCGCCACTTTGTCAGCAAACATCTGCCGGGTTGCATCAATCGCCGTCTGCATTTTTTTGCGTACATCTTCAGGGAGCTTTTCGTAGATATTTCCATCCACTTTATGCGCCCCGCTGTGCAGCAGCGTGATTTCGATACCGTCCTGCTGTAGCTGGCCGGAGTAGTTCGAGTGCGCCATCAGCACGCCGATGGAGCCTGTACGAGCCGTCTGCGTTATCAGGCGATGTGATGCCGCGCTGGCAATCAACTGGCCAGCACTGCAGTTCATATCGTTAGCCAGCGCCCAGATGGGTTTTATTTCCCGCATACGAGCTATGTTGTCGGCGCAATCAAATGCCCCTGCAACCATGCCGCCTGGCGTATCCATATCCAGTAGAATGCCGTCAACATCCGGGTCATGAACCGCCTTTCCGAGCAGCCCAATAATGGTGTTGTAACCAGTCATCCCGGAATAACTACTGAGATAACTGGCCTTACTGACCAGCGTTCCACTAACAGGGATCACCGCAATACGGCCAGATACCTGATAGGGTTTTCGCTCAACAGAGCGCTCTTCCTCACCGAACAGAGCCAACTCATTGGCGATTTGATCCCCGGTCAACAGTTCTCCCCGCGTGTCACGCACGGTGCCAATGCCCATCTGGCTGGCCAGCGCGCAAAAGAAAACCCGCGCATAGGCGGGTTCTATCAGTAGCGGCGAGTTAAACGCCATGCTGGCAATGTGGGGCAAATTACGCAGCGATTGCATCTGCGTCCTCCTTGTTTGAGTTATTCAGGGTGTCGTTAAACACCTGCGCTGCCCATGCCGGAGGCCGGAGACCAGCTTTCTTACGTGCTTTCATTTCCAGAACCTGCTGCTGGAACACTTCTTCGTAGTCCAGCCCGCGTTTAGCACATTCAATTTCGTATGTGCTCAGCCCGGCCTCAATCAGCATCGCGGCCTCCTGAACTTCCTTCAGACCATCAATGGCCATACGGCCCGAACCAATCCACTCGCATTTCGCCCAGGAGTTTCTCGCCTCCTGAAATGAAAACCGTGCATTACGCGGTAACTTAACAATCCCACGCACGATTGCTTCCTCCAGCCAACAGAGAAACATCTGGCTGGCCTGGCGGGCAGCTATAAACTTCCTGCGCCCCATAAAATAGGCCCAGGATTCATTGGCGCTGGCCCGTGCGGTTGAATAGCTGAGCTGCTGGTAATTACGGGAAAGTTGTTCATACGAAACGCCCAGCGCCGCCGCTATATTGCGCAGCAACGCCGCTTCAAACACTGAAAAGCCATTGTCCGCATTCTGGGCTGTCTGCAGATTCAGTGAGTCACCTGGAGCAAGGTGCGATGCTTTCACACCGTTCATTTTGACCGGTGACGCATCGTAGTAAGTATTCAGCACCTTCAGCAGTTCATTGAACTTAGGTTTACTGCCTTCACCAGCACCCAAGAGAAATTCCATTGCACTCTCGCTGTCCAGCTCGCTCTCAATGGTCAGCGCATACATCGCCTTAACAATGGCGCTCTGCAGCTGCGTTTTTTGCAGCGTATCGAGCATTTTCATCTGCTCCATAGCACTGTAAAACTGGTTCGCTCCGCGCGTCTGCCCATCGCCTTTTGGCTCAAAAACATGGATCATCGCCGGACGACCATTGACCAGCTCGCGTGGAACATACGTCCACTGCTGGGACGACCAATCAGGATAGCTGTCATCGCTGACATAATATCCCATTGCCGCCCCTGCCTTGCTGACACGAACGCCGGCACGTAGCTCATTGCTGTCCGACTGTCCAAACGGGTTACTGATACGCTTCGGGCTGACCATTTTGAACTGAGTACGGAAAATTCGACGCTGCTCTTTTTCCCAGCAAGGCTGGGTAAACAGCTCTCCGTTGAAAGCGTGGGTCGCAACACCCTCGCGGATCATCATCGTGAATGTTCGCTTGCGTTCAGCATCGATGTAGCAATGATCGTCTTCAGCAAACTCCCACCATGCGTCTTCCACATCTCTGGCAAATGCACGCGCATCTTCCTGGTTAATACCCAGATAACGCCATTGTGGCCGATAACTCAGCCTGAAGAACGACCCGACAACATGATCCTGGTGCAACTGGATAGCATTGGCCGCGTAGCCATTGTTACGAACTAAATCTTCCGCGCGGGCGTTACCGCGATCAAGCACTGGCAGCAGCGCTTCATCAGCGCTTTCCCGCGCAGGATTCCAGTCAATTAACTGACCACCGAAGCCTGCACCTCCGCCCTGGTATCCTGCGTATTCTCGCAGTGGGGTTGAGCCGTCCGGCCCCAGCAGTTGTTTCATAGGAAAAACCTCACGGGGGAACGACGGCCAGATAAGCCCAGCTTATCTTCCAGCTCTTTGATATATCGCTTCAGATCGTTAACGTTGACGCTGGAATACTCTACACGCCGCCCATCTTTCTGGATTGTCACGGCACGCTTACCAGTCATTAAGTCATGTAAAGCTCGCTTTGCTTCATCCAGATCGGCTCTTGTTGCCACTAATTACCTCCTAATTGTTTTGCCAGTTCAGCCAGCTCGTTAAGCTGGTTTTGTTGCCTGCGGTTTTCACCATCTTCACGCTGGCTGGCCAGCAGTTCTTCCAGGTTGATCTGGAATCGAGCTTTACTGATACGCAGGGCCGCAAGCGAATAGACTAAACAATCCAGCGCTTCGTTACGCCTGCCCTTGTTATCCCACAGCAGACGTTTTTTGCCTTTTTCGTCCTTCTCAACCAGTTCTTCAGCCGTCAGCTGCTGTGCTTCGGCCTGGTCGAATACATCAGGATTATTGGGATAGTGGATAGCGCCTGGGCATGGTTCATCGTTTTCAGGCACCAAAGTGAAACGGTGATAAATCTGCTCTTTTGCCGTATCGGTGCCTATTTCTGTCAGATAGACTCCCTTTTTATTCCGCTTACGCGGCATATCCGCCACGGGTTTTCCGTAAGTTGATGCCCCTTTTACGGGTATCAACCAGAACAGGCCATGCATACGGGAACGCTTATAGACAATATCCGGGTCGATCCCCCCGATGTCCCAGCAGATGCGTGAAATGGATATTTCAGTACCATTTTCTCTGGTGTACCGCTTGTGAATGGCTTCGTCGACACGCTTAAGCGTTTCTTCTTCGTCGTGACGCCCCATGATAATGACGCGATCAATCAACCATGATTCTTCACCTGGCCCCCATCCCCACACACGCATCTCGTAGCGGTCCAGCTGAGAGTCGATACCAGCCGTCAGATAAACCGCAAACTCTGGAACAACAGCTTTGTAATCCTCTTTACGCTCAACAAGCAGTTCCGCATCCGGGCGTTCGCCAACTTCAGGAGACCATGTTTCACCTTTCGTGGTGTTAACGAAGGCTTTCATCTTAGCTGTATCGCCTACAGCATCTTCAAACTCGGTAACAATCTGCACCCAGGTGGTGAACGGGCTATACGCTGTCCAGATGTGAAAAGTAACATTCAATGGGGGGGAGACTTCATCGCTGGCAGAGGAATACCAGTGAATACCATCTTCCGTGCGAATGCCGGTGTTATCGCAAACATAACGAGCGCCGGTGTAATCCAGTTCGTGCTGCCGAATTACGCAGCCAGTATGTTCACAAAGATAAAAAACCGACTCAGGATGGCCGCGATCCCATTTGAAACCAAATGGCGTTTCTTTATCGCCAAACTTCAGATATTGATATTCACCACAGTGCGGACAACGAATATAGAATCGCATCAGATGCGGCGATTCTTTTGCCGCTTTTTCCATCTGGCACTGGCCCTTAATTTTGGGTGTGGAGCCGCGAATACTTTTTGCCCATACAGAACCTTCGATACGCTTGTCACCGATGGAAATCGGGGAACCCTCCCCCTCAACGTCAGCGTCAAATGCAGCAAGTTCATCATAAGCAACCACATCCACAGATTTGGCGCGGTAGTTTTTTGCTGACTTCCCACCCAGCACTCGCAAACTTCTCCCGTTAGAGAAACTTTTCAGGGTGATAGTGTTGTCTTTATGCTTTTTCCCATACCACGGTGCGAGAGCCAGCAACGCTGGAACATCACGAATCGTCGGCGTGACGTCGGTTTTCATGAAGTCTTTAGCATCATCATCAGTGGGGAGCCATGTGATAATGCTGCGCTGCTTATGAGCAATGAAATAAGCCAGCACACCGAATAGCATTTTTGAATAACCAACGCGGGCTGACTTAAGAAGGTTTATTTTTCGGATATCATCGGAACCCATTGCATTCACAATAGCCCGCTGATACGGCAGCGTTTCCCACTTACCTTCCTGATAGTTACCTTCTTTTGGGAGGTAATAGTTATCGTCAACCCACTCGACGGCGGTCATTTCTTCAGGCTTAAATAATGCAGCAAGACCAGCTTCTACAGCGGAAATAAGGTTATTTATCTGCTCCGTTGATATATTCATTTAACAGTTTTGGAATAATCCCCTCCGCCTTTGCTGCCTTATTTCTTGCCTTAATAATTTCCCCCTTAAGGTGATTAACGTGACTTTTACTCAACCCCGGAAACTTTCGCTGATACGCAAGAGGAATGGTATCCAGAATGCTGGCTATCTCGCTGGCCACCCGGCTTAAAACAAAGGTGCAGAACGCGGTATCAACCAGCAAAGCCTCTGCGCGAGCATTTTCCCGTTCCTGCTCATCAGCCTGAGCTTTCAGAAGTCGTAACCGTTCAGCCTTGATTTCTTCATCCAGCTGGTCAGATTCTTCATCGGTTTTTTTCGTTTCGTTTTTATGCGTCAACCGGTTATCAAGCACGCTGCGGACATCATAAAAAACCTCTCGCCCGTCCTTCTTCACAGGTTCGACGCCCCATTTATCAAAGGCCTGAACTGATATACGCAGGCTGGCAGCCATATCCTTCTTATTCAGGTAAACACTCATTTTTCACCCGTTTTTTTGAGGGTTGGTTGTTATTTTTTTTCCTGAAAGCCGCATATGGACATGGCTGAAGCGAAACGACTAAACAACAACCGCCATTTTTGAAAATTTTCGTATATAGCGATACCGTGCGGGTCTGAAGCCCCGTAGCTTACGCAGGGGCCGGAAAGGACCCACAGACGATAATGACTCGCATTGACGGGGGGTGAGAGCCACCCCGTGCGACCGTGGTCGCTCGATGAAGAGCGCAACGCCCCGGCGCTTATCTCCGGCAGTCTGTTACGCTGGCCAGCTCTTCAGCGGCACTTGCGTCCTCATTGACATGAGCGCTATAAGCCCGCGTAGGTTGGGCTATGAACCCGTTACGCAGCAACGCTCATGTCAATGAGAATAGAAAAGCGTGCGACCGTGGTCGCACGAAAGCGGAACACTACTTTTTATATAGTCGGCTATTGACTTCTGCTATTGAACGACTGGCTTCACCAAGTGATTGCTCAATCAACTTAATATCGTTGTGAGACAGATTTATTGTTTGTTCGACGGTTATTTCGTGGAGTGGTGGATATAAATTAAACGCATAGACATAGCCATATGCTTCGATGTTTCTAACGGTATCAAGAAGACTAAATCCAAATATTTTTTTAAATTTAGATTCGGTATATTCACGGTCATCAATTATTAAAATTTTCGGGATTTTGCTTATTTCCGCTCCAACAAGTAAACTGAATCGACAAGTCCACTCCCTGGGGATTCCATGCTGACGAACAATCTCCATACATTGTTCGTCAGAACCAACATACATCGCACATAGTTCATGCTGGTTAAATCCCTTTAACATCGCTACAAGAGCTGTCGTTTTGCTGCTCCGAGGCGGCATCCAGATGTCTATAATTTGCATCCCCATCTCCTTTATGCCGCTACAATCGGTGCCACCGGTGGGTAATGAAGCGTTGAATAAACAGGTAGCTCCATCTTGTACGCATAATGGTACTCAGCTGTAGCCCCGGAGGATGTCTGCCAGCCAGGAAGCATCAGGATCGCGTCAGCGCAGCGGAGCATCGCAAAGCAAATATCCATATATTCACGCTGCTCAAGCCCATCAGGCAAACTGGCTGGGTTAAGAACGGTATGACCATGACGGGCTAAACGTTCAGCCTCTTTATTGAAAGCGTTACGGTTAAAATCTTCACGACCCGTCATTGGCCCGGCAATATAAACTTTCATTTCATCCCTTTATTTTGGAGCGATACAACCGGCTTCAAGGGCCGATATGTATCCAGTTATTTGACCCATGTCATCATCAGAAATAACGAAGTAACCATCGATATGAGTGATATCAATCTTCGGTTTTTCTGCTGCGCACGGACTCGGAGCCAGTATCGGGGTCGACGACTCGCACCCTGCCAAAACGGCGCAGATAATCAGCGGGATTATTTCGCGCATAATCTATCCTCTGCTGCCGTTCATCATCACTGTGGGTTTTTACTGCCTGAACCGTCATCTCCAGTATCAGTGCCAGCACTTTCAATACGACTTCCACGCAGTTCCCCTTTGTTTTTGGCCGTTTCCACCATCACACGGAATTCATCATCCGATGGTCCATTTGCCCTGGCTGCTTCCTGTGCAACTTTGCTGGCGGCATCGGCATTACGCGCATGCGCGTAATTCGCGGCTACGAAGTCCAGAATCTTCATAATGACCACCGGAATACGGCCAGTCACAGAAGGTGGCAACACGGCACGCAGCTGCGCCACGGCATAAAGAACGATAAACACCCCTGTTACACCACTGGCCCAGCCAGGGGGAAGCAGATGAATCAGGGAATCAAGATCGTAATCGTCACTGGCCAGCGCCGGCTGCGTCGCAAAAATAAGAAGACCAAAAGTGACATTCATCAGCAGCCAGGCTTTAGCAATTCGTTTTAAACTGTTCATCATTACTCCTTGCGCTTCACTGCTTGAATAGCGCGTCAACGCCAGCACGCTGGCATTTATCGATATAATCCTGCGGCGTGCCTTTGCCTGCCGAGGTGTTGTAATACTTCTTCCAGTAGCTGGCCCGACCTTCACGGGTCGTAGGGATTGACTCAGGAACAGCCAGGTAACGCAGACGGCAAAACAGCATCGCCAGCAGAGGGGACGTTCTCAGCTCCTGATAAACGGTTCGGCTCAGGTCAACACCAAACTCTTTCAGCAGCGTGCCGGCATAGCGGCTGCTTTTGTACTTATCACGAAGCCATTCGAACGTTCCCGGATCAACTTGCGTTAAACCAGTGCCTGCACTGGTTGGGGTTGGATCTGAATATTCACCCAGCAACGTTTCGGCAGCAGCGGTTTCCACACACAGCAAAACAGCTGCATTATTTTTCCCGTGGCCGATTACGTCGCAGACAGCCTCGGCATAGCAAACAGCATCCTGTTTGCGGACCAGCCCATAATTCATCGTTTATTTCTCCCGCCGAAAATTCGGCTGATTGTGTTTTTTGCGAATCTGGTGATTTCATTGACGGTATGAGGCCAGGCAATGGCTGACAGGCCTGCGAGGGTAATAACCTTCAAAATTGAAACGTTGCCCATAATTCCGTATGCCCAAAGGATGATTGCAACAATCACCCCCCGTATAACGTCACCTGTAAGACGTCGCAGGTTCAAAGGGGTATCAGACAACAAAGCGCTTGATACCACTCCAGCTGAGATCATGAGCAGAACCAGCCAGAGATCAGGATTTCCGTATTCGATAGCTGTGTTCATGACTCCGCCACCCGCGCGGCGGGCATTAAAAAGCCCCGCTATTGCGAGGCTAAGAATTATCCCCACTCAGGGATATTGATTGAGTTATCCGCTTGCCGGGATAAACATTATCGAAGCCCCTTACGCAGGAGCTTCTGTAATGATTAATCTTCTACGGTTGCACCTTCAGGCAGCTCTACGCAGCCAAAAACCGGCATCCCCGGATGATTATCGTCTTCAACAGCTGTCAGCTGAGATTCAGAATACCAACGCTGAGTCGCGCATTTATCAGCGGCCTGATAATGCACAAGGTACTGATTCTCACCGTTGAGATACTGCGCACGGGCCTGAACTTCGCCCCATTCATCACTGATACGCAGATTAACCAGCTGGCCCAGACAAAATTTGAAGTCTTTAGCTACTGGCAGTATTTGGCAGCCATTCTGATTTTTTTCCACTTAACACTCCCTTTATTTGAGAAAGCCCCGCATAACGCGAGGCCTGTCGTTAAATTTTTTCTATTTCGGAGACCGTTTGTAAAAAACGCTCTTCTTCGATCTCAACACCTATCGCCTGACGGCCCAGCTTCAACGCAGCCTTAACAGTTGAACCAGATCCCATGAAGAAGTCCGCGACTACATCACCGGGGCGAGAGCTGCTGCTGATAATGTGTTCCATCATCGCCGCCGGCTTCTCACAAGGATGTTTACCAGGGTAATACTGCACAGGCGGGAATTCCCAGACATCGGTATAGGGGACATCCGCTGTCACAGAGAACGGTCGACGCAAGTTTTCATATTGGGCCTTTAGATCGTCATATTGGCCCTTAACCGCGTCATAGCGTGATTTAAGGTCGGCATAGCGCTTTTCATGTTCGCCATACCCAACATTAAAAGGCGAAGGGCATGGAACACCGAGGGCTTCAGCACGCTGCTGGAACAACTCGTGCAACTTATTAAAGTCATCCAGCGCCGGCAACCGCCACTGCGATGCCGAAAACCAATGCGAACACATCTGTTTTCCCGTCGCAGCGTTAATATCCGCTGCCGAAATCCCCAGCTGACGTCGAGCTGACGAAAATGATTCAATCAACGGGGAAAAAACATCTTTCCGCAACTCTGCGCATTTGCTGGCGTAACCTGACTGACCTTTCGCATAACCGGATGCGCCGTAGTGTTCTGCGAACATAATGCGCTCGGTTGCCGGGAAGTAAGCCCTTAGACTTTCTTTATGACACCCACGCCATATGCCGCTTGGTTTTGCCCAGGTGATATGGTTCAGAACGTTGAAACGATCGCTGGTAAGCAGTTCTATCTTTGATGCCAACCGCGAACCGGTAAACATATACAAACTGCCGTTCGGGGCCAGTATCCGCCAGAACTCCGCAAGAAACTCGTCAATCCAGCCTAAAAAATCGGCATCGTTATCCCACTGGTTGTCCCACGCGTTCGACTTCACGCCGAAATAGGGTGGGTCGGTCACGATCAGGTTTACGGAATTATCGGGGATGGTTTTGATGAATTGCAGAGAATCTGCGCAAACGAGCTGCGCTCCATTGATTTGTGTAGTTTTTAACATAGCTATTATGTTTCTGCCTGGGTAAGCTAACCCTGCGATGCGCATCGCGGGTGGGCTTTGGGTTCAGCCTATACCTCTGGCATGGGTTGACCGCGGGATAAGCTGCAACTTGTCCCGCGCCCACTTTTTCAGGCACAAAAAAACCGCCCGTAGGCGGTTGTTCGGACGTCAGGCGCAAAACACCCAACTTAGAAAAACGATACCTAAAAATAGCTGTTTTGCCAACCTTTTTCGTTTTTATTCTGTGCGACCGTGGTCGCACACTCTCAGAAAATTCCGTTTTTATACTCAACCGTAAGTGAGTACCGCCCGAAAGCGCCGCGTTGTGCGACACCCAAACAAACCATCTGCTCAACGATAAATTCAACCGCCGTCTGGCTTAAGCAGCAGGCATCACTTAATTCTTTCAGGCTAATGCGTGGATGCCCACGCATTACAGTCTCTACACTTAACGCTGCTTCAGTCATATTCTGCCGAATCTCTTTAACGTTCACCGCGTTACTCCTTAATCTTCAAACTGGTAATCAACATCGGCCATGAAGCTATTCAGTTCGGCCAACTTCGGTTCCATCGTGCCAACCAGACGCCCAGCCAGGCGGTCTGTCAGGTCTTTGCTGTTGAAGCTGTATTCACGTTCGAAGCGTTTTACTTTCTGCCACAACTCATACAGCTCGTTAGAAATTTCCGCTGCGTCCTGACGCATTTTTTCGTTGCCTTGATAGTTCACAATCTTCTCCAAATTCATGCGGTTATGGGCTTTTCCCTCTCAACGACACGAACTGTAACTCTGCCTGCTAAACACATCCAGTGTTATTTTTATCTTTTTAGTGAAATTTCTTTATTGCGTTAAATTTTTGTTTTTGGTATATTTTCTACATCAGGAGGCTATACTATGTTTAACGTGATAACCCACCCGGCAGCGCTGGATGAGCTACAAGAACTACCTGATGAGCTACGTGGTCGTATGACCCGGCTGATCGAGAGACTGGAAAGTGAAGGTAACAAAATGAAAATGCCTCATAGCCGCGTTATTGGCGGTGGCCTTTTCGAACTAAGGGTAGGGGATAAAAACATAGCAAGAACGTTGTACGCCTACGCGGCCGGCAACGAAATTTACCTACTACATGCGTTTGTTAAAAAGACGCAAAAGACACCTGCTAAGGCAATTGATATCGCCAGAACGCGTCTGAAGGAGATGAGCTGATGAAAGTAAAAGGCATCCCGTTTAACCAGGTTAAAGAAAAACTGCTCAACACCCCGGAGGCCATCCGGGGCTATGAGGAAGCCGACAAAGAGCTGGCTATGGTTGAAATGCTGTATGAAATGAGAGAGAAAGCTGGCCTGACTAAATCAGCGCTGGCAGAACGTATGGGACTGCAACCGTCAGCTATTAGCCGCCTGGAAAGCAACCCTCTCGGTGCAAGCATGAAAACGCTGTCTCGATACGCTAAGGCTTGCGGTGCAAGCATTGATATTCACGCGGTCTATTAATTAGATCAGGAATCGACTTTGTTCATGGCAAGGGAAAGGGGATATCTCCTTTCCCTTTAATCGCATGCCTGACGACTACGCTCAACCGCAACCACATCTTTACACCTGTGGACTATCCCACGGGACATGCGGAGAAGTCGTGTCGCTTCATTAATATGCAGACTGGCCTCTGGTGAGGCCATAACGGTGCTCACCATATCCAGGACAGCGTCAAGATCGCTTAGCTGAGAATCAAGTTTTTCACAACATGATACGGCTGCATCTGTCATTGAATCGTATACCATTTAATCTACCAAGGTTTATTATACTGTATATAATTACAGATATATCCGCAAACGATACAGCCAATTTTCGACAATTTTTTTAGTTAATTCACTGAATAGTCCGGTACTTATGTGCACGACCAACCCCGCGCTCCTTTTTTTCCAGGATGCCGCACCGAACAGCAGAATCCAACATTCCCCGAACCGTTCTGGTGCTCAGGCCTACGTCGAACGCAAGCATTGAAGCAAAAATAAAACCATCTCCTCCGCTGGCCATACTGTTTTCAGTTCGCTGCCGAAGCCGTTCAAGGAGTAATGCACTTTTATCCATTTTTAACCCTCCGTGACCAGTCACGCTTTAATCGCCAGCTTCAACCTTAACGTGGTTAACAGGCAGGAACCTTCACCATCAAACAGGCACTCGGAAACCGGCAGTTTCTTTCCACATCGTTCACACGAACCGGCCAGACTCTTTTGAAGCTCTTTGTAATTCTTTCGGATCAACAGTCCCAGCACTTCATTTTCTGCATATGGGGTTCGACCCGGACGACGCTGCTCGCAAATCTCGCCCAGCATGCGTAGTTCTTCTGGTTCCAGAAGCCAGTCTCGCCTGGTGGTTCCTTCTTTTTTCAGTCGCTCACGGCGGCGCTTTTGCCGTTCAGCTGGTGTCAGTGCCATTATCTATTCTCCTTTTTAAGCATGGCGGCGCTTACGGTTCGGGCAATGCGGTCGCGCAGCTGCTGTGTACCATGATATTCGACAGCGATATCGAGCAACGCGTTTACCAGCTCGCGAAGCTCATGGTCTTTCATAGCTACCGGCCCAGCGTTATTAGCCTTACGAAACGCCTGTAGCTCGCGGATAACACTCACAATGTCTGAACATTCCTGCGCAAACTCATAGTCTCCAATTTTTAAAGCATCCTGTTCTGCACCATAAAAATCCTGAAGGCGAAAAAGTAATTGCCCCTCTGTTAGTCTGTTATTAGACATTAGTCCTCTCACTCTTCATCATCGCCGCGCAGAAGCGGATTCATAGTATCGTGAACTTCAACACCGTAACCTGGGGTCGATAGCTTGCGTAGAACGTCATGCAGACAAAACAACTCTGTACGCTCAGCTCCAAGATCAAGTTCACGCGCGGCGTGAAAACACTCGGCAGACAACTCCTGAAGCCTGGCTCTTATCTGGCCTATATCCATCATTCATTACCACCGTTCTTCATCTTCTTCTTCCCAGCGCTGACGTTCAGCATCAATACAGGGTTTGCACACTTCATAGACGCGGCCGTAGCTCCCTTCTTCGATATCTCGATGGGGATATAAGTGATCAACATGATTCCCGCACCAGTTGCATTTACCGGAATAATCGGCAGTTTGGGATTCCCGTACATATTCATCGTGGCATTCCTGGCACATATCGTGATACTCGCAGCCAAATGAATCTGTTTCCCCCTGAACGCGGCGAACGGCATCACGATCGGGATGCTCATCGCATTTAGTACCTGCCGGCACACCAGAAATGCAGCCAGGCAATGTTGATACCGGGCCATTGCTAACATCTGCCATATCACGCATCCTCCCACTTGACGCCAGCGGCGCGATCAATGCGTTCAATTTCTGCCAGAATTAACGCGCCAGCTTTTACCAGGTCGCGACGAGCACCTTGTTGCTTAAACCACTTTGGTTCCCACGGCCAGAAAAATGGGATGTCTGGAGCTATCGGCTTACCATGTGCATGCAGGGTATAACTGGCGGCAGCAAAAGCTATTTCCCCACCTGAATGCTCGTCATCATGCTCTGGCGTCCACCCTTCAACCGATTGTTGACGTTGACGCTCCGCTAATACATCAGTTGCGGCGGCGGTAAGTTGCCGCTTCTCTGCGGCGGTCAGCGCTTCTAACAGCGCCGCAATGATGTTTAATTCATCATTGGCAATCATCGCAGAGAACTCAGCCGTAGCTTTGTCCCAGGCTTCCAGCACTTCGCCGTTACACGGGTCGTTACGGTGATCGGCATATGTGGAACGGTATTTTTTGGCGGCAGCATTGAAACGCGCTATTACAGCCCGCTGTGCATGTATTGTGGAATCGGTCATCTCAAAATATCCTCCACACTGATTAAGCCGGCTGCTTTGAGGTGCTTCATGGCTCGTTCGGCGAGTAAACTATCAGGGTTATACGTTCGGATTGAGTGGGCCAGCTGCTTCACCAACATAACCAGGTTGGCCTGTTCGCGGCTTAACTCACGAACCGTCTCAACCTCTTTACGTTCAATATTCGAGACATAAAGCTCACGATGGCGATCGTCGCGATTACTCCAGACATTCTTTGCTGCTTCTTCAAGCTGGTGAACATCTGAATCGTCGTAAACGTGAGCCTCTATTTCTTCCCCCTGGGCACCACACTCATGGCAGAAGACATAAGAGCCTACGTACAGGCCGTCATCCCCGTAATTTACGGGCTGATACAGCGGCTTAAACTGCATCTCGTCAAGATAATGAGTGAATAACGATGGTGGACCGTAGCAGAACGGGCAGGGGGGGAGGTTTTGTTGTTCTGTGTTTTTCTGCAGGTGGGGGTGCTCACAGACTTTTTCCAGAACGCCAAGAACCATCATGCAATCGGCCAACGCGCGATGCGCTCCACCGATTTCGATTCCATGACGCTCTGCGGCTGTTGTCAGGCGTTGGCGCTTGAAACCCTTACGCTTCTTGTCAAACTCACCATACCACTGGTCGTAGGTAGCTTTAGCGTCAATATGGTTCGTCTCAATGTCTCGGATAACAGAGGCGACAGCATCAGGCTTCATACCATCTAAAAAACCCGTTTTTAAGCAGCTCTGCACCATCATCCGGGCATCAAAAGAGGAATTCCACGCCAGCCACTTACGCCCGGTAATGATGTTTTTTACCAGCGGGAATACTTCTGGCCATGTTGGGGCATCAGCGACCATTTCATCGGTGATGTTGTTGATTTTGGTGGCGTCAGGTGGGATTGGGCGCGTCGGCTTAACCAGGGTGTCCAACAACACATCACCGCGCATATTGATGATCGTGATTTCGATAATTTCATCATCGCTGAGAAGCCCGGTTGATTCCGTGTCGATAATGACATAATCACTTTTCAGCCATTTGGCCATCATCATCTGAAGGATTGTTCTTTGAATGTGAAACATAGTCATTCCCATATTTTTTGTTGAAAAGTTCTGGAAGGTGTAGGTTCTTTTTTTGATTCCGGCAGGTCGACGTAAACAAAATAGCTTCCATCTAAATTCATTGATTCAGCAATAACGACATCACGCCCTTTTTGCTTATAAACAAGAGAAATATTTTCCGCATCAGTGCGCGACATGGGGCCTTGCTTAAATGGAGTATTCTTCATTATCTTGTGCGACCGTGGTCGCACCCTCTCTGATTTCCAGATAACGTTTAAGCCATATATTTTCTATATGCTTATTACCTGGTTGGTTTGATAAATACCATTCAGTAATAACAGATTGTCTGTTACTGTCAGGAAGAGTCCGATAGCCGCATGTCGGGCACCAGATGATGTATTCTTTCCTGCTTCCCGCATACCGGAGTTCAGGTTTAGCGGGCTTCCTGTGCATAACCTGCTGGCACAGGCAGGTCGGTACTTCTTGCCCGATAGCGGTTAATGATTTCACTGCGTTTCTCCGCCGCATTTAATAACGCGGTTTTATTCAATTGCAGGCAACATGATTTCATTAATAGCCAACGTTTTTTATAATCTTTTCGCCAGCTATCTACAGATATATCAAGCAACCGACTTAAATGCTCATCCTCACACTGCTGGTCCATTTCTTTATTAAATGCAAGTAATCCACGGACTTGCTGGATTCCATAGTGGGTTAATCTCTGCATAATCCTTTTTGTCGGTATTTTCATTTTTTTAAAACCCGACCTAGAATGAGCAACTAAAAAATCAAGCCACAGCCACTGGCAAATAATTACATCATTCCTGTAATCAAGTTTGCAGCCGTAGCAATAATGCAGCCATGCCGATTCTTCGCTATTTAACTGTTCAATGGCCCTGCGCCAGCTGGCTGTCTGAAAATCTAATTCGGTCAGCAGCATTGAGGATTGCTTGAAAGTTTTGCCGACGTGATAACGAACCGGCTCTGCCGCGACTGAAATTTCATAAGCCTCCGTATCGCCCATGTAGATCGTTCTGGTCGGTTTATCAGTGAAACGGCCAGAACTGCCGAGACGCAGCTGCTCCAGCTGAACCTCCAGAATGCCGCGCTGAAGGTAATGAATATCGGACAGCGCTGTGGATACACAGGCCCGTATGTTATTAAGTTCCACTATCACACCCTTCCTTACCTATGCGCTGAGAGGTGAAATCACTCTTTAGTTTGTAAGCGGTGCGAACTTCTATATCACTCTGACGCAGAGGAGGGATTTCCCCGGCAGCCAGCCATTGGTAGACCGCGCCGGGTGTAACGCCGACGCCTGCCGCTGCTTTTGCTACGTCATCGCCAAAGTGGCGCACAAGTTCTTCGGGTTTCATGATGATTATTATAATCAATAATCAAAAATTAAAGCTAGGTATAATTTATAAAATTTATAGCCAGCTATAAACAGATCATTTATGATTAACACTATGAAAACACGAGGCGAACGACTGAAAGCACGCCGTTTAGAGCTGAAACTGACACTGAAGCAAGTAGCAGAGGCTGTGGGAATCTCTCTTCCTGGCGTCCAAAACTTAGAACGTGGCGACGTAATGCCGTCGCTGGAAATCGGGCTATCGCTGGCAAAGTGCCTGCGTAAACCCGTGCAATGGATACTGTATGGCACTGAATCTGATCCAGACCGCGTTCCTGTTATTGGTACGACAGAAAGTGGGCCGGATAGCGACTGGCAGCCAGGAGAACCTGCCAACACAGAACGATTCCTGCCGTTCGTGAGTCAACGGAACACCGTTTACGCATTAACGGTCGGGAACCAGGTTCAGCGTAACTACCAGCCAGGCGACGTTATCCTGGTGGATTCTTCGCTCACGCTCGTTCCGGGTGAGGATGTGCTGGTTTGTGAGAAGAACGGCGAAATCACTATTCAGCGGTTGGCGCGTTTTGACGAAGAGCACTACTACTTAGACAGTGCTAACTCTCAACGGGTTATCCATGATAAAAGTGATCTTCAATTTGTGCACCAAGTAGTCGGTACGATCAAATCGTTCATGGTAGAGGGTAGATGATACAATAACGGGGTTTATTGCTGGCTATAATTCTGGTTTAATGCGATCTATACTTTCGCAGGGTTGAACCAGGTTACAGCAGCCGAAAAAAGACGAAAAAAAACCCGAGTCGGCAAACTCGGGCCTTTTTTCAGGAGCACCGCCACAAAAACAACGACACGTCCCTCAGAAAGATTGTTCGTTTATTGTGGCTGCTCCTGCGGATTTTTTCAACCCGAAAAAATGCTAATTCGCATGGAAAGGCTAAAAAATGAACTTACAAGAATTCTACGCGGAGCGCTTTGGCAGCGATCCGTATTCATTGCTTGAAGCTGCACGGGATGAGCTTAGCGAACTGGCGCAAATGGCCGGCATCAACTGGCATGCCTGCGCTGACAATATCCAGCTGAATCCTCGTGGAGGCAAAGAGCGCTACACCACGTACAATAACGCCTTCCCGGTAGCGCTGGAAAAGGGTCTCAAAGGCCGCGTCGAAATTTACTCCCGACTGGAGCAGAGCAAAGACGGCATAAGTTACCCCTTTGTAAACTTCGTCCAGAAAGGCAGTGATGCCGGTTCATGGAGTGGTTTCTCCTTCCTGTTTTCCGAATATCGCCGTGAGCAGCAGCGGAGCCGTGCGACCGTGGTCGCTCAGCCAGAAGAAGAACGCGCACGCCTGGAACGCCAGGCTGAAGCACGCCGCCGCCGCGTCGAGATGAAACGCATTAATGATTTGAAAAACAATCAGATGGAGCATGAGCGTTTGCTCGGCTGGTTGGCTTTCCATCATGCCTGGGAACATGCGCCAGCTGAAGACGGGTCATGGCCTTATGCAGTCAAAAAAGGAATTCGTGACGTATTTAGCGCGTGTGATGTACGTCGCGTGACCAGTCACGACAGCGCAAAATGGAGCCGTGGGCCAACAACCTATATGGCTATCCCTCTGGCGCACCTGGACGGGCGGAAAGACGGGCGAATTGTAGGCTGGCAACGCGTCGATCAGCACGGTGGTAAATTCCAGACCAGCGCTATCAAAAACGGTGATTTCGTCGGGGCCTGTTTCGTGATTGGCGACCTGAAAGGGGCGCAGAACGTCGCAGTAACAGAGGGTTTTGCGACAGGTGCTTCCGTATGGCTGGCAACCAGAAAGGACCCAAATAAACGCTTCGATGCCGTGGTTGTCGCGATATCCGCCAACAATATGATCCATGTTGTTGAGCAGCTGGTGAACGTCTATCCCGCCGCAAAAATCACCTGCGCACTGGATAACGACCGCAAATCGTCAGCTGAAGGGAAAGGCAATACGGGCCTGCGCACCGGCTTTGAGATTCTTGCAAAGTTCCACGGCATAAAATGTGTTTACCCGACTTTTGAAGATGATCCCCAGCTGGAGTGCAGCGACTTTAACGACCTGCATAAACTACGCGGCCTCCGCGAAACCTCTCGCCAGCTGTTCGCCAAAGCGAACCGCCTGAACGCCAGTGCAGACCTGCTCACACTGACGCTGAACAAGCTGAAAACCATCAAACGGGATAACCGCCGCACTTTCGCCAAAGAGCTGCTGAACGCGGTAGATATCGGCATGCTGACATGCCCGGTGCCAAACAGCCCGTCTGATCTCTTCAACATGTTCTGCATCGTTCTGCGGGATATGGGGCTGGAGAGCGTCTACCGCGCCACAGTCAAAGACCATATTGCCCGCCGCCTGAACAGAAAATGCCGCACGGCACAAGCCCCTCGCTCATTCAGTGACCGCATAACAGACCCGAACAAGCGGCCTCAGCACATCACATACAAACGCTTTGAAACATCGGTGATGACCGAAGATGTCCTGAAGTACGTGCAGGAGCTGCAGGGGATCGTCATTGTTCGCGCCGGCATGGGGTCAGGGAAGTCGACAGGCCTGTTGCGTCCGTTAATGCATGACGCTGAGCGCGGCGTTTCTGTCGCGCACAGGGTGAGCCTTATCGGCGGGTTGTGGGAAATGATGACAGAAGGGAAAGGCGCGAAGGCCGACATTCTGCATTACCAGGACCCTGGCTATCAGGAAATGGCACCATACGCCAACAAGCTGACCATCTGCATAAACTCCATCCCGAAAGGCTGCTGGCAACCACTGATGCGCCAGCACGACTATTTCGGGTTTGACGAAGCCACACAGGGGCTACGCGCGGTTCTGTCAGGCCGCGCAATGGAAAACCCTGTCCTGGTTTTCAATACGCTGATTGACGCGCTGGCCAGAACGGAATTACACCCGATCATGGTGGATGCTGACGCCAACGATCTGCTGGTTGACCTGGCAGAACTGGCGATGAAGCGCCGCGAAGAGCTGGGGTTGCCGGCATGGCTGCAAATCCACGTTATCGAATTACCGGTCGACGTTCGCAACCGCGAAACAGGCGAGCCTATCCGCGTTTTCTATACCGAAAAGGATCGCATCATGTCCGAAGTGATGAAGGCCGTCGAGATGGGTGAAAAAATCATGCTGGCCACCGACAGCTCGACGTTCGCAGAGGATGTTACCGCGACCCTTCGCCTGAATTACCCGCATAAGAAGTTCCTGTGCGTGAACCAGAAAAGCAAACCAGAGCCGGAAGTTGAAGAGTTCACCAACAAACCGAAGAAGATGGTGAAGAAGTACGATGGCCTGATTTACAGCCCGTCAATCTCATCCGGCGTATCCATCGAACAGAAACACTTCGATCGCCACTTCGGCATGTTCTGCGGCGAGGTGGTCCCCAGCGATGCAATCCAGATGCTGCGCCGCGACCGCACAGCAAAAGAATTCATCATCGGCTTCGATAAGGTTCGCGCAAAACGCGAAACCGACCCACAAAAAATTGAACGCGCATACGTCCAGGCGCTTCTGGCCACTGCCGGCATGAACGGCGAACTGACGGACGTTGTCTTTGATGGCGACAGAATATCGATGGGCGTGGCCAACACCGATTTCACCCGGATGAAAATCAAAGCGTCGGCCATTGAGGCGACGGCGCGTAACGATTACGCCAGCAACATGATCTGCATTATGCACAGCGACGGCTACAAAGTTGCGCCGCTAGCCGGAGACCCACAGGCCAATGAACTTGGCAAGGAGCTGCGTAAGGAAGCGCGGGAAATAGTCTGGGAACAAACGCTGGATCTCCATCTCCGCATCGAGACACCGGATGAGTCAGAACGCGAAACGCTTCTGAAAAAACGGGCCTTAACACTTGAAGAACAGGCGCAGCTGGTTCGCTGGGACATCGAGAACGAGCTGAAGCTACCGGTAAACGAAGACACCCTGAAATTCTACTTTGATGGCGCTCGCGATAAGGTAAAACGATACGAAACCATGTTGCTCGATGAGGTCACAGCGCGACGCTATGACCGTGAAGAGTCGGCGATCAACTTTACCTACGCCTTCCGGCAAACCGGGCAGTGGCAATATTTCGTCGTCACGGCCATGACCCGCGAACAGGCGGATGACGCATTCCAGGCGAAACACCCTGGCATCATCGACTACAAAGTAAAAACCGCGCCGGCAGTCGAAGTTGCCATGCGTGGTTTTTACGGACTGAAATCGACAGCGCTGCGGCAGTATTTTATCGACTGCGGCATCGACCCGGAGACGATGACCGGCGAAGCCACCCAGGAACGCCTCAGATTCGCCAGGGACAACCTCATGACCGCCGAACGCCGCGACCTGTTGAACAACGTTCTGCGCATCGGCGGCTTTATGACGCCGAAAGGAAAACCGAAGGTCCCGGAAGCCCTGTTTAAAAACATCTGCGAGTCCCTCGGTCTTAAGACCGACAAGCGACGCGCCAGGGATGGAGATAAGCGGCCCACAATCCGCTTCGTCGACCAGCAGTCGGCAGAGTTCATGATGGACATCCTCGCCCAGCGCCAGGAAGACGGCTTGACTCTGCAGATGCGTAAAACCGAGAAGACGGTCAACGATGTGGATCACGATTTGGATCTCAATATATATATGGATCATAAATCGCGATCCACAGACGGGCAGGATTCCGACGCCCCTCATTCAGTAATAACCGAGGCGCTGGCCGAGCTGCCGGTTCCTGTCCCGGAAGCCTGGGCGCTGACCGTGCTGTCGAGCGACGAACTGGCGACAATGAGCAGCTGGTCGCCAGCAAGCATAGCGATGACGTTCGCCTCCCTGTACCTCACAGAGTTCATGGAGCGCCTCTCCAGCAACGAACTGCGGCAGCTGCGTGAATACATCACCGGAATGACTACGGGCGGCTACGGCGCGCAGGAGGCGTTCTATGGCTGATTTACTGCTAACGCTGCTGGCCATAGGTGTCTTATCGGTTCTTCAGCACTGGTATCGGCTGAACAAGGCGCTGAAGATTTGCCAGGAAGATACTCGGGTTCGCCGCATTAAAGCCCGTGGCACAGCCTTTGCGAACAACTACCGCGTGTGGAAATGGGTTTACCGGGAAATTTTGGATATTAGGGGGCGATAAGCTGTGACTGACATTAACGTTAAAAAGCTAACTAACTACGATCTGGAAGAACTTCAGCGAGATATTGCGCGAGAAATTAAACGCCGCGCCAGTGGCCCGACCCGCGTCGTTTATGTGGTGACTGAGTGGGGAGAGCATCGGGCCTTTGCTGATTTTCGCTGCGCGGCGATCTGCTTTTCTGATATTGCCAAAGGCGTAATGGAGGATGCGGCAACTGAAGAAGGTAAGAAAATTTATGATCTGAACAAAGGCACCCTGCTTTACGGTATCAGGCCGGTTGAAATGGCTCTCCATGATTTCGAGGCGAAGGTCGCTCAGAAATACTTCGACGATGTGTGTTTTGAGAAAAGGCTGGAAGAAGTGGATCTGAAGCCATTACCGGTGGAACCAGCTGGTTGGCAACTGGTGCCGAAAGAGATCACGCTGGAGATGGAGAGCGCTCTGTCAGCAGCTGATAGCTATTCCCTTGCCTGGAAAAGGGCGCTGGCCGTTGCGCCGAAATACAGGGGATCTAAATCATGATTTACCGCAGGGGATGGGTGCCGGTTTTGTACCGGAGCGACCTGGAGAGAAAGCTCAAAGAGCAGGGCTTTGAGAATTGGGAAAGGGTTTCGCGTTTTCTTTGCGAGGGTGATTCAGGAGCGCCCAAAGACTATGAGCTTGACCAGTCGCAGTACGCCTATCAGGTCGTCGATAACACCGAATGGATGAGCCGACGCGATGCGACGTTCTGGCAGCGCCTGAACCGTTTGTGGTTCGTTCCGCTGTACCTGCTGACCATCCCGTTCCAGTGGCTCATCCGTGGTCGCATGGGGTTTGAGACAACGTCGAAAGTGGGCGCGTTCTTCAGCCGGATAACCGGATTGAAGTGATAGATAAAGGGTGTGGGCTTAACCTACACCCTCCGTTTCAGCGCTTATCTTTTGCTTTTTCTTCGCTGTAAACTATGCCGCGATCACATCTTTCCATGTTCTCGTAAAATGTTCTTACATCGTCTTTGAAAACAGCCATTTCAGCATCGGTACGCTTGCCATCAATGGTGTACTGGATCATGTTTTGAAGGTCGACTAACGCACGAGAACAACCGTTATAATTAATGGTTTCTTCGCCTACGCCTTCAACCCATTTACCCATAAGTTCACGCGTATCTTTCAGTAACTTCCGGGCATCAGGCAGACTGCGAGTCTCAATTACTTCTTTATATTTTTTCTCGGCTAAAGGCAGATACTTTTGGGTTTGAAGTGCTAACTGATGGGCATCCTTTGCGGATAGTGGTTCCCCAGCAAAAGTTGTGCATGAGATTGCAAATAAAGCGCAGCTGGCTATGTGTGTGATTTTCACGATATCTCCTTAAATATAAGCGCAATAATTGCGATGCTATCACTAAACCACTTTTTTAGCCCTTCTGGATGAAACAACTGATCAGGTTCTGATCAGTTAGTAAAGTAAACTATAAAAACACCTGTCCCCGTGACTGGTCACGGGGTAAAATATCCACCTAAATTATTGACGTGCGTTCCGTTTTGGCGGTAGAGTTACCCCGTTGCGGCAAATTCCGCAGCCGGGCATCTCAACCCCGAACGAACCAGACGACGCACAGCACGCGCCAGCGTGTTTTTTTGTGTCTGTGCCTGCGCATATCCGAATTATGGTGGCTCAGGCGGGGCCGACTTTTGTCGGGCCGGTTTCGTTTGGGCCGGTGTTGAGAACCCCGTCTGGGCTACCACCCCATAGAGATTCTCAACTCTGGTGGTAGCACCCCTAACCAAACTGGAGTGCGCACCATGTTCAAATTCAGGTTCGCGGCGATCTGCCGTACCGATAAAAAATCTCATATCCACAACCTCTCTACCATTGCATCTTCCGAGCGTGAAGCTCGTCGCCAGTTCGCCAGCCGTTTTGTCCTCGTTCTTTCAGCCCGTATCCCGGTTAGCGGGGTGGCTGCATGAATCAGGTCGAACTGAATACCCTGGGTCTACTGGAGTCGATTGAGGAGCGCTTGGCGCAGGTTGAAGCTCTGGTATCCTCTGCCCACCGTACTATCTCCAGTTACGAGGCTTCACTGTATTTGCAGGAAGCAGCAGAACTCCTGCAGGTTGCGCGTGAGTTGACGCAAGAGGCTCGCGGTTGCTCCCTGTCCCTATCTGAGCAGCTGAAATCCGGGGAGGCAAAATGAACGCGCTCTCTGTATTTTCATTTCAGGAAAGCCACCCGGTTCGGGTGGTCATGGTTGATGGTAATCCGTGGTTTGTGGCGTTAGATGTAATTAAAGCGCTGCGCCTGACTAATCCTACGATGGCACTTAAGGCGTTGGATGATGATGAACGGGCTAAGTTCAACTTAGGTCGTCAAGGTGAAACCAATATTATTTCAGAGTCTGGTCTTTACACCCTCATCCTCCGCTGCCGCGACGCGGTGAAGCAAGGCACAACAGCCTGGCGGTTTCGCAAATGGGTAACGAACGAGGTGCTGCCAGCTATCCGAAAAAGCGGAGAATATGCCTATGTCGAGCCGGTGCCTAAATGCGCCGGTGAACCATTGGACTGGCGGCAGAAAGAGGAGCTGCGTGGGCTGATAAACGATATTGCGCAGAGCTTTCAGTACAGGAACGCGTGGATCAGTGGTGTTTGGCTGGCGCTTCGCCGCGCCTGCAGGAACCCGTCGCCTAATCCAATTACTGTGGATGATCTCCCGGCTATCGTCGCCGAGTTGCGTCGAATATTAACGGCTGCTGAAACAGCCCTGGGCAATATGCGAGCTTACGAGAGGGAGCTGCTGCGCGATGTCGTTCGCGGCGGTCAGCGGAGCATGTCCTGCGGGGAGTTGCCGATCACCGATATCGATACGGAACTGGAGAAGGTGCTGCCGGCGCATTTTGAGCTGGCCATAGAGAAGCTGGAGACCCTATCCACGAAACTAACCGTTCCAGTTGTTACCGATAAATAGGGTTGGCCAGCCCGAATTTAAGCCCCGCCATGTGCGGGGAAGTCCCTGCAGTCGGGACGGCGATGTCTGCTGTTGCAGCTGCGGTTTCCGCCTAATCCTTCCGTTCCTTGCAGGGGACGGGTAGGGACAGGCCACCAAAATAAAGCCACCGATATACACCGGTGGCTTTTCTTTTAGTTGTGGTACGCCGCCCACGCGGATCGCATAGCGGCCATCGGGCTATCGGCTGGGCCGGACCAGGCATAATGCTTTCCATCGTATTCAAACTCGATCATGTATGTGCCGTCACCGTTGTTTTTTGCCGGTTTAAATATGGGTTTTGGTGCAGCCGGCTGGCGTTCTTCAGGTTCTTCCTGTTCGTCATGCGGCTGGCCGTTCTCTTCATCCAGCTCTATTTCATCGTCGTCAAGATCATCATCTTGGGAATCATCGTCTGGTTCGTCGATTGGCTCAACGGCATCATCATCTGGCAGGATGATCGCCGGCGTTTCAACTTTCAGTTGCCACTGGCCATTTTCGCCAACGAACTGCTCCAGCGCGTCAGCTGCAAATTCCAGGTACCGGGAAATCATCGTCGGACTGAATTTAAAGGCTCTCAGCGTGCTGTTTGTGATTTTTACAGAAGGGTCCTGCTCTACCAGCTGCTTAACGGTTTCGTGCAAGCGTACACCAGCATCACCTCTGGCGAATCCGGGCATAGCTTCATCCAGTTGCTGGAGAGCCACCAGCCGGGTGTTTTCGTTACCAACATGTGGACGCCATGTTCTGGAGAAATTGGCCAGCTTGAACTGTTTGTAGTGCAGTTGGGTGTTTTCGTCGTCGTGACCGAGTATCTCCATGAAGAACACGTCTTCATCGACGTTTTTCCACCGTGGATCGACGCGGAAGAACATTTCATATGCGATACGGGCGTAAATAGCGCGGCTATCTTTATAAACGCGGCGGTCATCACCGAAGAATGATTTAACCCAGGGATTGAAGGCCTTTGCTAAAATAGCGTTAATTCTTCCGTTCTCTGACCTTGTATCGTTTTCGCCATATCCTTTAACTACGTCATCAAAGTCAGAAGCAGCACGACAGGAGCGTAATTCATTTAATAATTCAACAAATAACTTAGCTTCGCAGAGTGTATAAATTTTTCTTGATACGCTTTTATCTTCAGAGCGTTTCTTAGCCTGACCGGAAAAATCCACGGTATATTTTCCTGATACCGTAAATTCTCCTTGAAACATTATCTCAATCATTCTTCGGCCTGATACTGCTGCCAGAGCAAAGGCTAAAGGAGCCATGCCAGAACGAGTGTTTAAGCTAAATAAAGCAGTAGGACTATTTAAGATGTCATAAATGGACTGCATATATGTTGGGTAGTCAATAATGACTACATTGCGCTTCTTATCACGCAGTACATCGGCCCATCGCTGTTGTATAGAGGTTCTTTCCGCAGGGCTTAGTTGCAGATGGTATAGAACCTCATGGTTAACCTTAAGCTGGCTAAGGTCCTCTAACAAAGAGGAGCCTTGCTGGAACAATTTATAAAGGTAATCGCGACTGTCTTTCCAATTTTCACTGGTTAAATCGCTAATAGCAAAACTCCAGTCGGGGTATTTTTTGGCTAATTTTATTAACTTAGCCTCGCTGCTTTTAACACCTAATTTTAAATTTGATAATTCTTCGGCAAGAGGCATTATTGATTTTAATTTTGATTGAAGCGCTGACATGTGCTGGCGGATAGTTGCAGCAGGCATAGACAGCCATGAAGAAATTTCTTCACTATAAAGCGGATACTTTTCGGATAATTTATGAATATTTTTATCAAAGCTATGATGTAACTTATCATCAAAGCGCTTCCTTGCCCTGCTCATATATGCGTTAAAAGTGTTTGCAGTTATTCTTTTTTGCAATCCCTTCCCACGGAACTTCCTTTTATCATTGAATAAAGCATTTTTATACCGTGTTGCGGCGGCTTTAATTCTCTTCGTTTTCTCACTTTGTGTACGGTCAGAGGCGTCTATTGACTCAACCTCGTTCACGAGCGAATTGATTAACTCACCGATTTTTACCTTGCTCATCCTGGATCTCCCGTTTATCTGCCTTGAATTATCGTAACACAATTAAAGAACAATGAACGATTATTTACACTACATCCATC